CGGACGGTGAGTAAATATTCACCGATCCCAGAGCGCCTGAAGATCCTATCAACTAGGTCAACATGCACTCTATCCGAAGCATCACTCAAGTCGAGCGTTGCCAGGGTCTTGTCAAGACTTGCTTCGTACGCGAGTCGTCGATTGACACTCTGATCCGTAAACCGGAGAGAGTTACGAGTCAACCGATGTGACTCAAGCTTAGGCACGATGTATTGCAGCATAGACTGCTGCATGTATTGCATCGGACTTGGCTCAAGTGCTATGACTCTTGGAGTCTTCAGAGTTTTAGGCACGAAAACGACGCGGACGGGTGGTTCTGACCACTCATCCACGAAGTCTAAGGGCTTGATATCTCCGAAGGGGGATCCAGCAGCTTCCGCTGCATATCCATAGTTTGGATAGCAGTGTAAAGCTGAAGGAAACCACGGCTCTGTTCTTGAGTACCACCAACTGAACTGGTGCCTGCCGTTTGGCAGCCTCCGATCAGCAGTGTTCCCAGGACCATGCTTACATATAAGATCCAATGGATCCACTTCCTCAAAGAGGGTGGACCAAAGGATTCCGGCAATCGCATCAAGGGTTTTATCCTTTTTTGTAACCGCCGAACGAAGCATGCTGAGCTCCTCCTCTATCGCAAGGTACCTTGCCTCTGCCTGCCTTTCACGGGCAGGCGAGCAGGCGATCTTCGGCTTCTTCCAGAAGTCTAAGACCTGGCGGATGGCGTCGATGACGTCACCCGCGTCGGGTTCTTGCAGTAGCGTACCGTCACGACTGAACAGTCGATTGAAGAAACCTCCCATAAAACGGGGGAGACTTCCGTGCTTGCTGAAACCAGCAGGGCACGTGAATCGCCCGGCCTCGATGCCTTGTAATAGAGCATCAGAGAGCCTGGGGAGGGTTATCGAAAGAAACGAGAACCCTTCTTGTTCATAACGATGTCGCATTTGCGCGATATCGCGTTCTACGGACAAGTCTAGATCCATCCCACATTGACGTAGGATGGTCTCGAGAAGCATGGCCGGTCTTTCCATCTATACCTCCATCTTTATAGGGGCATAGAAACCGTCCAACGCCGGCAATTAGCCTATCTGATTGGTGAACACTGTGTCAGTATTCGCCGCCGAGTACCTTGTTGTAATTGGTTGAAGTCAACCAAGCCTTCAAGGCATCGATCAGATAGCCGATCTCAGTATCCGTGAAGCCAGTTTTAGGCTCGTCGACGACGAGATATACGCTGACGCCCTTCTCCGTATTAACAGCGGAAATGGGATCGGCGGCGATCTTTTTCTGAGACAGCCGCACTTCACGACGGAACCGCGAAGCAGTAATATTCTGCTTTGTGGCTACGATAGTATTACCATCAGCTGATGTATACACATTTTGTGTGGCACCAGCCTGCGTTCGTGGCAAAGAAACCGCGACTGCATTGATAGTAACACTCTGTGGATC